CTATTTTAGGTGAACACGCTTTACCTGACGAAGAAGGTAATGTTGCTTGGTACAAGGTTATGTTTGAGCATGGCATCGAACAAGTTGAGATTTCAGAAGAAGGCGTTCAGGTACTTGCCCAGGAATCTCATATGAATCACAAAAAGAAAAAGTAACGGAGATATAGATGGCGGTCACAGTAGATGTATTAAAACTGACTCAGGTCCAGGGCGTTGTGGCCGTCAGAGGCGTCAATGCTACAGGTACCATAGCTCTAGAAACCACACTCAAAAAGTCCACTGAAACACAAAGTAGTCCAGCTGTTAATATCAAAGGATTACAGTGGACACTTGCTAGCGGAACGGCAGCACAAGTAGAAAGAAACGGAAAAGTATTATACGAACTGTCCGGCACAGGTGAAATGGAGTTCTACGGGTTTTCTGACAATGACGAAAACGATCAGGACATTGATATAGTAATTGACAATGCTGGTGCTGGTGGTACTGTTATTGTTGAATGTGCTAAGGTTGCAGGTTACGGTTCACAGCAACATCAAGGCGCTGACGGAGACTTAGGCTAATGAGACTAATAAAAGAATTAAATGAAGATCTACAGTTTATTGTAGAAGAAAACGCTGAGACAGGTAAGAAGAGCCTCTATATCGAAGGCGTCTTTCTACAGTCTAATTTACAAAACAGAAACGGTCGTGTCTATCCCAGAGAGATTATGGCGAAAGAAGTAGATCGTTATATGAAAGAACAAGTCAACACTAAAAGAGCATATGGAGAACTTGGACACCCAGACGGGCCTAATATTAACTTAGACCGTGTTTCACATATGATTACCTCTCTTAAAGAAGACGGTGACAACTGGATTGGAAAGGCTAAAATACTTGACACCCCTATGGGTAATATTGCCTCAAGTTTGATTAAAGAGGGTGCCGGCCTAGGTGTATCATCACGCGGTCTCGGTTCACTTAAAGAAAATGGCAAAGGTATAAATGAAGTACAAGATGATTTTATGCTTGCCACTGCTGCTGACATCGTAGCAGATCCATCAGCCCCTGATGCTTATGTACAGGGTATTATGGAAAATAGAGAATGGGTTTTTGTGAAAGGTGTCTGGCAGGAGCGAGAGATCGAAGAAACACAAAAATTTATTAAGAAAGCTAACAGTAAAGATTTGGCAGAAGCTAAGATGAGAGCTTTCAACGAGTTTTTAAATAAGTTATCTAATATTTGATTTGTATAAATATACAAGACAAGTTATAAATCTAACCGAAAGGAGATAAAACAATGGGTGTAGAGTCTAAAATCAGAGAGCTTATGGAAGGTGCAGCAAACCGCCCTAAAGACAAGCTCACTGCTCGTGACGATAGCAACCCTACTCAAGGTGATTCAAACGCCAATCCTGAGATGCAAGACCTTAGTGGTACTGGCAACGCAGAAGGTGGGTTGACTTCAACCGTGGGTAAGGCTGCTTCAGGTAAAGCGAGCAAAGATGGTACTCTTCCTGCAGGTAACGGTGCTAAAGAAGCTCCTGCAAACTTTGTCAACGACAAGCCAAGCGAAACTGATGTAATGAAGAAGTCCTCTGCGGGCAACGTACATCGTGAAGAAGCTGAGCTTGAAGAAGATGAAGTAATTGTAGAAGATGAAGCCGTTGAGGAAGAAGTCGAAATGGTTGCTGAAGAAGAAGTTGAAGAAATCGAAGAAGAGGAAGTCGCTGTAGACGAAGGTGACGCTCTCTTTGAAGAAGATCTCAATGCTCTTTTTGAAGGTGACGAAAACCTCACAGAAGAATTTAAAGTTAAGGCAGCTGAAATTTTTGAAGCAGTTGTCACTTCCCGTGTAGCAAACGAAGTCGAATCTATTGAAGCCGAGCTTGAAGAACAGGCTAACGCTGAATTTGACGCTAAACTAGAAGAAATGGTTGAAAATGTTGACAAGTACCTCAATTATTGTATTGAGAACTGGATGAAAGAAAACGAACTTGCTGTTGAAAACGGTATTCGTTCTGAAGTTACAGAGTCTTTCATTAAAGGTATGCAACAGGTATTCACTGAACATTACATTGAAGTGCCTGAAGAAAAGTATGATATACTTTCTGAAATGCAGACCAAACTAGATACCCTACAGGTTAAACTAGATGAACAGGTCAACAAGAATATAGAGCTTAATGAAGAAGCTGTAGCTCTGAAGAAGCAAAACATTTTTGCTGACATTTCAGAGGACTTAGCAGACACTGAGGCTGAAAAATTTGCTACTATGGTAGAAGATATATCTTATACTAGTGCAGACTCTTACAGAGCTAAGCTAAAGGTAGTTAAAGAAAATTATTTTCGTAAAGATATCGTTGAATCAAATGAAACATTAGAAGACACAGTAGACGAACTTAATCTTACGGAAAATAATATAATGGGCAGATATGCTCAGGCTATTAGCAAGTCTTCAAAGTTTTAAAAGTTTAATTTATTATAAATAATAAAGTTAGTTTATAACAACAATAAGGAGAAACTTCAATGTTTTTATCTGAACAAGTTGAGAAGAAGTGGGAACCTGTTCTTAAGCATGAGAGCCTGCCTGAAATTGCAGATCCATACAAAAGAGCGGTAACTGCTGTAGTTCTCGAAAATCAAGAGAAGGCGCTGCGCGAAGAAAAATCAGCCCTTTTCGAAGCAACACACGCAAATGCCACTGGCGCTTCTGTAGACAACTATGATCCTATTCTAATCAGCCTGGTAAGACGAGCTCTTCCCAATCTGATGGCTTATGACGTAGCTGGTGTACAGCCAATGACCGGTCCTACTGGTCTTATCTTTGCCATGAAGTCGCATTACTCTTCCCAGACAGGCACAGAAGCCCTGTTTAACGAAGCTGACTCTGACTTCTCTGGTAACGGCGGTTCTAACCACGCTGGTTCTAACCCTGTTGATGGTGCTTACACTACTGGTGCTGGTGTATCTACTTCAACTGCTGAAGGCTTCGGCGATACAACTACTATGCAGGAAATGGCATTCTCAATTGAGAAGACTACTGTAACTGCCAAGTCACGTGCTCTGAAAGCAGAATACACTGTTGAACTTGCCCAGGACCTGAAAGCAATTCATGGTCTTGACGCAGAAAGCGAACTGAGCAACATTCTTTCTCAGGAAATTCTCGCTGAAATCAACCGTGAAGTTATTCGTACTATCTACAAAGTAGCTAAAAACGGCGCAGCTTCAACTGCAACTGCTGGTACTTTCGACCTTGACGTTGACAGTAACGGTCGTTGGTCAGTAGAACGCTTTAAAGGCCTCATGTTCAACATTGAGCGTGATGCCAACGTAATTGCACAAGACACTCGTAGGGGCAAAGGTAACTTTATCATTTGTTCTTCTGACGTAGCTTCTGCTCTTGCAATGTCAGGCGTTCTTGACTATACTCCTGCACTTAGCACTAACCTGCAGGTTGATGACACTGGTAACACTTTCGCAGGTGTTCTCAATGGTCGCTACAGAGTATACATTGACCCTTACAGTGCCAACACTGGTGCAGCTTCTCAGTTCTACGTAGCTGGATACAAAGGTACTAGCCCTTATGACGCTGGTATATTCTACTGTCCGTATGTTCCTTTACAGATGGTTAGAGCGATTGATCCTGGCACGTTCCAGCCAAAGATTGGCTTCAAGACTCGTTACGGTATGATTGCTAACCCATACGTTACTACTACTGATGGCGGCGCTACAGACGGTGATACATTCACTGCAGCACGTAACCAGTATTACAGAAAAGTTAAAGTTACTAACTTGATGTAAGAAAAAAATAAAAAGAATCCCAATAGGGACATTTTTGAGGGGGCTACATTGTAGCCCCTTTTTTTATCTAAACTAAAAACAATTTTTATACGTATTATAAATAGTGTTGTTAGCTCGCTGTGATAGCGACCTGTTTCCTGTAATGGATAACTTACGGAGAAACTAGTATGAAGAAGTTTTTATTCCTAACAATTAGTATTGCCATGGTGGGATGTAATAACCCCACTAATATTTACCGTGACGGTACAGAGTTTGACTGGATGCCTAGTCCACTACAATGGGAAAGAAACATAAGAGATTGTAGAGCCCAGCTACAATGTAACGCGGCCGATTTATTTGATAGAACTGCATAGTGTACGGTGGCCTTCCCATGTTTCTGACATTCTGTACGATCCTTATCGTTTGCGATACGGCCATACACGTAATGATTCAGATGTATTTCGAGGGCCATCCTGCATTTAATGCTTGACAAGTCTGAAAATATCGTTTATTATATATAGTACGGAAAGTAGCACTATATGTTACTTTCCTATACACACCAGTATAACTAACGATATTAAAATGCTCAAAAGGCAAGGACTTAAAGAAATGAAAAAGCGTGAAATCGCATTCGCAACACTTCAGGCAGTATCAACTGTAGTTATAGCTTTCGGATTGCCAGCGGCAATTGTGTTTGCTAACTATGGCTTCTAAGTATTACGCATTGTATGTATTATTCTGTATGCACTTATCTGTAAACCATGACTTTGTACCTAGACTTACAGGTATTATAAATAGTAGATACACACAAGGTACCTACTATGGCATACACACCCACAGCTAATATATCAGAAGCAACATTTGATGCAGGGAACCCAGGTGAACTTGACTACTTAAAACCCAATGGCTTTAAGTTTCAGGTTCACAACCTGCCGAATGTTTCTTTTTTCTGTCAATCAGCAAATATCCCAGACATCACTATCGGTGAGGCTCAAGTTTCCACACCCTTGCAAGATTTCTTTCAACCAGGCGAAAAGCTAACTTTTGGTACTTTAAACATTCGTTTTCTTATTCAGGAAAACATGGCTAACTATAAAGAGTTATATAACTGGATGAGGGGTTTGGGTAATCCAGAAGACACAAAAGAATATACGGCCTACTTACAGAATCAGTTGTATAGATTTCCTGGGCAAACTGTAGCAAAAACAATTGAAGGTCTCTTTAGTGACGCAAGTTTGTTTGTTTTAGATTCTAATAATAATCCCTCTATAGAAATTATTTTTCAAAACTCTTATCCAACTGCATTAAGTGGTCTAGATTTTGATTTGACCGATTCAGAATATTTTATAGGTTTAGCATCATTTAGGTACAGACAGTATAAGATAAACTCAATATAAATATATACATTATTGTTAAATTGATACAGGTACATTATGATTACATTGAATGAACTGCAAGAGGAATGGAAGTCCGATTGCAAGATTGACGAATTAAATCTCGGCAGTGAATCTGCAAAGACTCCTGAACTTCACGCCAAATATTTAAACTATCTTACTACTTTTAAACTACAGCTACGTAAATACGAAGCACAAATGCTATCCCTACGTAGAATTAAAGGTAGATATTTTAGAGGCGAACTCAGTAAAGAAGAATTAGATGGTCTTGGCTGGGAGCAATATTTAGGCAACCAACCGCTAAAACAAGAAATGCAAGAAGTATTAGACAGTGATCCTGATGTTATGAAAATTGTAGATAAAGTAGAATATATTCGTGCTTGCTTGTATCAGTGTGAGTATGTTATGAAGTCACTAAATAGTAGAACATGGGATATAAAAAATACTATTGAATTTTTGAAGTTTACTAATGGGTTAATGTGATAAAAGTCAGCAAGAAAAATGAAGTACATCTTAAGATAGAAACAGAGCCAGGTATATCACAAGAGCTCAATGATTTCTTTACTTTTGATGTACCCGGTGCTAAGTTTATGCCGCTGTATCGCTCACGTATGTGGGATGGCAAAGCACGTTTATATAATATGTACAGACAAGAACTGTACGTAGGGCTCTTACCTTACTTAAAAGAGTTTGCTAACACATTAGAATATCCTATCGAAATAAACATAAAAGATATAGGTGATCCTGTATCAACACAGTACGTAGAAAACTTTGCTAAAAAATTAAAGCTACAAAGCGGAGGCAAAGACATTGAAATACGAGACTATCAAGTTGATGCGGTCAAGACGGCAATTAACAATGGGCGAGCATTACTCCTTTCACCAACTGCTTCGGGTAAATCTCTTATCATTTATAACTTGGTTCGTTATCATCAACATCTTAACAGAAAGCAACTCATCATTGTCCCAACAACGTCTCTCGTTGAGCAAATGTATGGTGACTTCCAAGACTACGCAACCGCAGATGATTGGGCTGTGTCCGAGAACTGTCATAGAATATATGGCGGCAAAGAAAAGTCAAACGAATATCCTATAACTATATCTACTTGGCAATCTATATACAAGTTTCCTAAGTCTTGGTTCGAGCAGTTTGATGTTATCTATGGTGACGAGGCTCATCTATTCAAAGCAAAATCTCTTACTACTATATTAGACAAATGTGTAAACTCTCCCTATCGTATCGGTACAACAGGTACACTTGACGGTACAAAGACACACAAGCTAGTATTAGAAGGTGTGTTCGGACAGGTCAAAAAAGTTATTACTACAAAGAAACTGATGGACACTAATCAAGTTGCTGACTTAAAAATTATAGCAATGGTATTAGATTACCCTGATGCTGACAGAAAAACAGTGAAAGGTATGACATATCAGGAAGAAATGGATTGGCTTGTATCGAATCACAGTCGCAACTTAGTTATACGTAATTTGTCTATCACACAAGAAGGAAACACACTTGTGTTGTTTCAATATGTAGAGAAGCACGGTAGAATTCTACACGATATGATTTCAACAAAGTGTCCGGATAGAAAAGTATTTTTTGTATTCGGTGGTACTGATACTGACACAAGAGAACAGATACGTGCTATAACAGAGGAAGAAACAGACGCTATTATTATTGCGTCATATGGGACATTTTCAACAGGCATAAATATTAGAAACTTACATAATATTGTTTTTGCTTCACCGAGTAAAAGCAGAATACGAAACTTACAAAGTATTGGTCGAGGGTTGCGTAAAGGAGATAACAAAACCTCTTGTAACTTGTTTGATGTAGGTGATGACTTACAATGGAAGTCTAAGAAAAATTATACGTTACATCATATGGTAGAGCGTATAAAAATTTATAATGAAGAAGGATTCAACTACAAACTTGTAAGAGTACCTATAAATGCAGAATAATTATAAAGTTATTAAACTGACAAATAATGTTACTGTCGTGGGCGATATAGAATTTACACCAGAAGATGTATTGATTGTGAATCCTTTAGAAGTATATTCTAAACCTATGCAAGACTCGGCAGGTAAGGTTGTAGGCGAACAAATGGTGCTTAGGCCTTTTTTAGTGATGACACAAGACCAAGAGATTGTCATTGACACTTACAATGTCCTGTATGTTTCTGATTTAGATGAAAGATTAATATCTACGTATGAAGAAATGGTGAACACTGTTTACAAAACAGGTATGTCTTATGATGGTAATGCTTATGTCAGCAACAAAGAGCCTGAATACACAAAAGAAGAAGCAGAATATATGAAAGAAGTCTTAGATGAGATGTTACTTAAAAAGGATAAGATCGTACATTAAACTATCCCTTTCATGCCGACAGCACAAGTATAACAATACCGTGAATGGATGTCAAGCATTATTTAGCGCTTGACAAAATATAATTTAAACTATATAATGGGTACATGATGAAGAAAAAAGCAACTGCACATTACATTGACAACAAAAAGTTTTTTCAGGCTATGAAAGACTGGAAAGATGAAATTGCGTCTGCTGAGTCAGCAGGCAATCCGAAACCTCAATGCACAAATTACTTGGGCGAATGTTTTGTTAAGATCTCAAATCATTTGGCCTATAAGTCTAATTTTGTAAACTATACTTTCCGGGATGAAATGATACTTGATGGCATTGAAAATTGCCTAAGGTATGCTGATCGTTTCAACCCCGAAAAATCCAATAACCCTTTCGCATACTTCACACAAATTACTTACTATTCTTTTGTGCGTAGAATTAAGAAAGAGGCCAGACAATCTGAAACTAAACTCAGATATCTACAGAGCATTGACCTTCAACAACTATTAGATGAGATCGAAGGTGATTCTGGTAACTACGAGTATTTAAACTGGGTACAGGAACAACTTGACCAGAATGCCCGTGACCGAGAAGAACTCAAAAAGTCCAATTCAAATGTGCCGAAAAGACGGCCAAAATATTTTGACAAAAAAGATGAAACAGCGCTTGACATTGATGTCTAAATATAATATACTTGTCTTATATATTATGAGGATTGTATATGAAGGTTCGATATTCCGAAATGTTCTGGTCGTTTCAAGGCGAAGCAGAACTAGCAGGCACACCAACAGTCTGGCTTAGATTTTTCGGCTGTAACTTAGAATGTAACGGTTTCGGCCAAGAACAACCTACTGAACCCGATACTTGGGAACTCCCCTACAAGGACTACGACTTAATTGCGGTAGATCGTGTAGAGGATCTACCTGTCTGGGACAAAGGGTGTGACTCATCTTACACATGGTCAATGAAGTATAAGCATTTAGCCACTGATACTACAATTGAAGGTGCCGCTGACAAACTTGAATCACTTTTACCACACGGCAAATTCACACATCCACTAAGCAAACAAGAAAATATGCTTGCGTTTACTGGTGGCGAACCTATGTTGCAACAGCGACAGATGAAAGCAATTGTCAATGAGTTTCTTATTCGTGGCAATGTACCTAAAATCATTACAGTAGAAACTAATGGCACTAAAAAATTAAACAAAGACTTGAAAGACTTTATTAACATATACTTGGCTGACATGGGTATACGTTGGCATTGGGCAATCAGTCCTAAGACGTGGCATACAGCAGGCGAAGAACAAGCATTTGATGTTGACAACTTTATGTCATATATTGAAGGTACAAAAAGTACAGGCATTATAAAGATTGTTTGTAATGGTAGCAAAGACGCTTGGCGTGAAATAGATTTTTATGCTGACCAAATAACACGGTATGCTAAGCAAGCAGAAATGAAAAAGCCTGACATATGGATCATGCCTGCAGGCGCCACGAAAGAAGAGCAAGAAAATGTAGCTGCTATATGTAATGTAGCTATGGAAAAAGGCTACAAGGTAGCTACTCGTAATCACTGTTATGTATATGGGAACAAAATCGGAACTTAATATGAACATAGGCAAAAAACATTTTACTGTCGAACCTGAAATAGAAACTGTACCTATCACTTGGCAAGAGGTTGAGGATTGTGTACGAACAATTGTTGGTAAGATTAATTTTGATGGGACTAAAATTAAAACTGTAGTCGGCCTTTCCAGAGGAGGGCTTGTCCCCGGTGTAATGATTTCACATCAACTTAATGCTAAGTTTGTTCCTGTTGTGTGGCAAACTAGAGATGACAATATACAATGGACTAACATGATTCAAGTACATGACTCAGAAGATGTGTTGATTGTAGACGACCTTATTGACTCTGGTCGAACATATGAACAAATTAAAGTACACGCTCCTAAAGCTAAATGGGCCGTTATGTATAACAAAAGGCCTGATATAAAGGTTGACTTTGTTGCAGGTAATTTATATAATGATAGTAGATGGTTAGATTTTCCTTGGGAGAAGGTATGATGACAAGAAGAACAAGCGTTATTCGTCAACAACCCTATAACAATGGTTCTTCAAAAGGACCCGATACTTGTTATGTTGTGGAAATGTACGAAAATGAAAAACTAATTGAAACAAGAGAACTAGTTGGCAAGAGTCTTTATTACGCAGAAGATTGTGCAAGAAACTGGGATCAAGGAATCATTGATAATGATAAGTGATGTAATTAAACATAGGTTAAATGCAACAGGCATAAGATATTATGCCTCAGACAATATCTCAGAAGTCATGCAAAGTGGTGACAAAGAAGCCCTAATAAATGAACTAACTACAAAGTTTGAGGGTGTGCTTGACAGTCTAGTTATTGACAGAGAAACAGATCCTAACTCACAGGGTACAGCAAGACGACTTGCTAAGATGTATGTGAACGAACTCATGGCTGGTCGTTATGATCCTATGCCTAATGCTACAGCATTTCCTAATCATGTAGATGATGGATATGATGGTATGCTTGTTGTACGTAGCGAACTAAAGTCAATGTGTTCACACCATCACCAGCCTGTCAGTGGTGTAGCATACATAGGTATCATAGCTGCTGATAAACTTATTGGACTGTCTAAATATA